ACCTACATAATATATCAAGGGATATACCTGTAGAATTATCCGCATATACTGAAAAACTCATACATGAATATGCTAGAGCAGCTATTGAGCTAAACTTTAATTCTAGTAAATTAGAGACTTTATTAAATAAGCTTATATATGAAATAAACTTTGTAGTGGATATTGAAAAATAATATTTAAATCTAAATATCAGAAAATATTAGTGCTGTATTTTAAAGAGCTTACATTTGCATAGTAAGCTCTTATTACATTTTTTGTGAACATCATAATTACACATACAAAAAATATAAAATAATAATACATTCGAAATAGATGAAATTTTATATACATGTTACTTTTAAATAATATACAAGCCTTATTATTCATTATAATGAATAAATTCATTATAATGGGCAATACTTATTATTATAGATGTGAAAAATTAAACTTTGGAGGTGAGAAATATACAAAATAGAACTTTATTTATAAGCAATACCAGTATTAACATGTTTAAAAATTGCAAGAAAAAATTTAAATATAAGTACATTGATAAGATTAATATTACCCCAATAAAATCTCATTATTTAAGTTTTGGGACTTCGCTTCATAATACCTTAGCAGAGCTTAATAAACTTCCTATAGAACTACAGACCTATGAAAGCTCCGTTCCTATTTTAGAAAAGCATTGGATTTCAGAGGGATATGAATCTGATGAAGATGAACTTAGTTATCTTTTACAAGCCAAGGAAATGCTTGAAAATTACTGTGCTGATAGAAAAGATTTAGGTAGAATCATTTTTAGTGAAGAAATGATAAAACATTATTTAAGCAAGAATTTAACCCTATGTGGTAAAATCGATAAAGTTTATGTTAGTGAAAATGAAAAAATAGAAATTCTAGATTTTAAAACTGGTAATTCTTTTAGCCCTTTCATTGACCTACGCGAAGATATTCAGCTTCCAATATATCTTTTACTCTTAAAATACAAGTTAGGCGTTTTTCCGTCTATTATTAGTTATTACTATATAAGCATTAATCAAAAGGTCTCGCTCGAAGTAACAAAAGAAGTTATAGATTATAGTTTATTGCAACTCAAGAATATTATTTCTGAAATTAACCTTGAAACTCAGTTTCCATTTACCCCTACTACTCGTTGCAATAAATTTTGTGAATATTACTCTTCATGCGAATACTATAAAAATATTAATTAATAAGTCCATTCAAATATTGAAAATGTTTCTAATTAGATTTTTGAATTTTATAGTTTCTCAAAACGCACATTTCCCTTATAAAAAATTAAAAATCTGTATACTATATAGTTTTTATATAGTTTTTATATAGTTTCTATATAATTAGTATATAAATAAAAAATTTAGTCTTTTATCGGTATGACTATGTTATACCGATAAAATAGAAAACTCTATTAAAATTGAAAGGTGAATTAAATAAATGAAAAAAACCAATGAAGAATCACTAAAAGTAACAATAAAATACTCTGAAAACACTGATAGTTGGAATAATTTTATTAACTTTCTTATATCTTTTATTATAGATAGCAATATTATAGGTGAAATTAACAATGATAATGGAAAAAAATAAAGATGAAAATAAAAAAGAAGATATAATATTAAAAGACCCTAAAAATTATGCAGCCATTTACGCTAGAATATCTTCAAAAAAAGATAATAATTCTATTGATGCACAAATAAGCGGAGCAAAAGCTGTTCTTAACGAGAAAAATCTATTTTTATATGCGGTATATACAGACCACATTTCAGGTTACCACACTCCACCACCTGATAGACCAGGCTTTGGTAAACTTCTAGAGGATGCAAAATCAGGCTGCTTTAAAACACTTATCGCATTTCAACACGATAGGATTGTAAGAAACTTAAATGACTGGGTTAATCTTAAAAAGCAACTTAAAAAACTTGGGATAAAAATTATTTATTCGGATGAGAATGAATATAATTCAGAAGGTTCCTTGCAAGGAGATTTTTTAGAAAACCTAATAGTAATGGTTGGAGAACTAGAACCAAATAATATCTTGGAAAGAACCAACTATGGAAGATTACAAAGAAGAAACGAAGGTATGTACAACTCAGCTAGAAATATCCCATTTGGGTATGATAGAAAAGATATTCCTATTGATATCGAAACAAAATCTAAGAGTAATTCCCGTTACGCCATTATGCCTTTAAAAGCAATTTTTATACAGCATCTTTTTTATGAGGCAAGGGAGGTTCTTGGTGAAAACAAAGAAAAAATCAAATTAGAAGATATTAAACGTATTATCCTTAGTAAAATAAAATATTTACGTTCAGTTCCTAATGATAAATATCTTAGCGAGCTCTTATCCTATGCAAATACTACTAAAGAAAAGCTTATTGAAAATCATGAAAAAGAATCTTTTTTTAATAAAATTATTAAGATTTTAGAAGAACACCTTGAGGAAGAAACACTTTTTATTATTGATAAAGAACTTTCAGAGATTGCAATACACTTGGATAGCACTTCTAACATAACTACTATATTAAAAAGCCCCATATATGGCGGTTATATGCTTAAGGACTCTAAGGAGAAAGAAAAAGGTATCATCATTGAAGGAAACACTGCAAGGTTAAAGGAAGGAGATACCTTTATTAAATTAAAAAATGTTGCACCAATTATTGATAAAAATACCTTTGCAAAAGTTTATTGCTATATGCATCTGCCTTCTCTTTTAAAGGTAGAGAAACCTGATTTTTTATTTAAAGGTAAATTAAAATGTGGTAATTGCAATGTTTTGCTTAACATTACTGATGGTTTACTTCAATGTACACATGTTGATAAAAAACATCCAAAATGTAAGGCTTATGCGAAAAATAGCGTAATTGAATCTATTTTAGATATTATCATAGATTGTGCTTTTGATAAGAGCAAAAATGGATTTAACAATTTTTGTAATTCTATAAAAGGAAAAACAGATGAACTTAGAAAAGACCTTCAAAAACTAAGAGATAAAAAAATGTTTGAATTAAAAAATTACTTACTCAGTAAAGACAAAGATAAAAGCTGCATTAAAGTTATCCAGGATAGACAAAATGAAATTAATCTTCTGCTTTATAAAATTTCAGCTTTTGCAAATGAGCTTAGCTACATTGACAGACTTCAACAAATAATAAAACTTTATAATAATTCTGAACCAGAGATTAAAAAAACTAATGCTCATATTTTAAAAATAAAATCAATAATTATCAATCATATTATTTCTAATGAAGATATTTTTAAGCCAGTTTTAAATAAATTAATTAAGGAAATAAAGGTGATTACCATTGACCATAAAAAAGACATCAAGTGCAGATTCACCGTCAACTACGAGTTTAACTACGAAGGACCTACCAAAGCAGATAAATCTAGCTATATACCTACGTGTATCTACTGAAAAACAAAATATAAATACTTCAAAAACAACACAAATGAGCGCAATTAATAGATATATTGAAGTCCACAATATATCTATTAATAAACAATACATCTATGAGGACAAATATTCAGCCTCGAGAGGTCCTAAAAGTACAAGTATTGATGATGCTAAACCATTTACAAGAAAAGGCTTAAATGAACTACTTAATGATGCTAGATTAAAAAAAATTAATACTGTAATGGTATTAAATCATGATAGGCTAACAAGGAACGTTCAGGAATCATTGCTTTTGAAATACTTCTTCGATAAGCTAAAGATAAAGCTAATATACTGTAAGCCTGGCGAAAATGTAGATACAGAAAGTGATAAATTAAACGTGTTTTTTGAAAACCTCCTAAGTAATTTATCTGCTCTTGAATCAAATATGATAGGTTCAAGAACTAGAATTGGTAATGAATATAATATAAAAAATGGGTATTGGGCTGGCGGACCTCCGCCTTATGGGTATAGGTTAAACAAGAATCTTGGTAATAATAAAAGTGTGCTAAAAATCTGCTACCCCGAAGCTCGAATAGTGATAGAAATATTTAATCTTTATCTCAAAGGACTTTCTCCCGTTAAAATTGCGGAACATATTAAAAATAAGTATCCTCATAATACAGACAGACATTGGACTAAGAACTCCATAATATCTATAGTAAACAATGAAGATTACACTGGTGTAATGGTATGGAATAAAAAAGGTGGAGTTCGAAATCCTGTTAAACATGAAAGTATTAGTAGTCCACACTATTCTAAGGAAAATATAATTATAAGCCTCGAGCAATGGGAGCAAATTAAAATTATTAAAGCAATACAAAAAAAGCAGCCTAACTTTTTTTCCTCACCTTTTATTTTAAATGGCTACCTTGTATGCGGAAAATGCGGAAAAATAATGAAGTCCAAAAATAATGGTGTCAAAGGTAGAGTTTATTATTGCATAAAAGAAAAAGAGAAATTGGAATTTACCATAAAAAGAAAAAACGAATGGGAAACCTGTATAAAGGCTGAGAAAATAGAACCTGCCGTTATAAAAAAACTTGGTGAACTCCTAACTTATGTACTTAGTGATAATGATAATTTTAACTTGTTTTATGAAAAATACAATTTAACTTTTAGTTCCCAAAAAAAAATATATGAAAAAGCTATTACAGAACTCAACTCACAAATGGATGATAATAATAATTATATATCAGACTGTATATTAGAAATAAATAGGCTGGAAGATACCTCGAATTACAAAGTAGAAGATGGTGAATACAACACTATCTCTAATTTTATAGAATCTTTAAAAGAACTACATTCTTATCTTATTAAAAATGGAAATATAATTGAAGCTAAGAAAAAGGATGTTGATAGTAAAGTAGCTGCTACCATTTTGAGTTCGGACACATTAAAAGAAGTTATTCTTCAAAAGAAAAACCTACTAGAAACGATAGAAGCTATTTCAGATAGGGAGCTATATCGAAGAAGTCTAAAACTTTTCTTATATGACCTAATAGATAAAATAGTGCTTTCAGAAGATGCTAAAAGCATAGAAATAATATTAAAATAACTTGTACTAATCTTTTCCCTACAAGATGAATATACTTTAACATAGCAATATTATCTTGGAGAGATTATGGGAAATCAATATAGCAAAGTTGAACTTACATTAGATTTAAAACTACCTCAAGATACTACACATCTTAGAAAGCGATATACACAAGCACTTTTTGAATTTCTAAAGAATAAAATACCACAAAATACTGAGTTTACAAATGATTTAATCAAAACAGTTAGAGAAGAATTAGAGTAGAAAAAAACCACAATAACTAAAAATTATTGTGCTCAGAGCAAAAAATACAGGAGGGGTAGTGTTTTGACAGTTGCAGCTATATATGCTCGAAAATCCAAATTTACCGACACAGGTGATTCTATTACAAATCAGATTAATTTATGTAAGCGCTACCTAGAAAATTTGAATATAACTAAATTTCTAATATATCAGGATGAGGGCTTCTCTGGAAAGACACTTGATAGGCCTGGATTTTCAAAAATGCTTGAAGATAGTAAACAAAATAAATTTAGTACCCTCATTTGTTATAAGCTGGATAGAATAAGCCGTAGCGTTGCAGACTTTAGTAACCTTGTCATCGAACTTGAAAAGCTCAATATTGCTTTTATATCTGTTAATGAGCAATTTGACACTTCAACAGCCATGGGAAGAGCTATGATGTACATTTGTTCTGTATTTGGGCAATTAGAACGTGAGACAATATCAATTAGAATTAGAGATAACATGTACGCTTTAGCTGGGAATGGCAATTGGTTAGGTGGTGAAGCCGCAACTGGTTTTGAAAGTGAGCGATTAACTTACTTAGATACTAACGGTAAGGAAAAGACTTATTGTGTTTTAAAACCCATAAAAGAAGAAATAGAATTAGTAAAATTTATATTTAATAAATATTTAGAATTGAAAAGCCTAAGCAAAGTTCAAAAATATATGCTTTCTAATTATATTAAAACAAAAAACGGCAATGAGTGGTCTAGAAACGGCTTAAAGATTATTTTAACAAACCCTGTATATGTTCGAGTTGATGAGGATGTCTTAAGCTATTATAAAACACAAGGTATTAACGTATCTGGCAATGCTGATAATCATCATGGAATTCTTATCTACAGTAAACGTAGTGGTAGAGTTGGAAGAAACAAAGACCCAAAAGAATGGATATATGCTATATCTTCACATGAAGGAATAATAGATTCTAGCGATTGGCTTAGAGTCCAAAAACAAATAAGCATAAACAAAGACAAAGCCCCTGCTCTTGGAAGCAGTGGGATTGCACTTCTAAGTGGCTTAATACGCTGTTCTAAGTGTGGCAAACCAATGCGCGTGGCATATGGCAAACAGTATGCTGATAAAAATATAATTAGATT